GACGTTAAAGAATTTAGAACATATCAAGAAGAATTAAAGTATCTTGTCACAGACACAGACAGGATCGGTTATATCGCAAATTTATGCAACTCAATCAAAGACTCAGGCAACACACTAATACTAGTAGACAGGCTCGATGCAGGTAGACAAATCGTGGAAGCGATACCGGGTTCCGTTTTCATCAGCGGAGAAGTTAAGCTCAGTGAGCGGAAGGAACACTATGATGAAATTAAAGACAGTGCTAACAAGGTTATTGTGGCGACTTATGGTGTGGCCGCTGTTGGTCTTAATATCCCTAGGATTTTTAATCTGGTTCTTTTGGAACCCGGAAAGAGCTTTGTCCGCGTTATACAATCAATTGGACGGGGTATTCGCAAAGCAGAAGACAAAGACTTCGTACAAATCTGGGACATAACATCTACTTGTAAGTATGCAAAAAGGCATTTGACCGAGCGAAAGAAATTCTACAAAGAAGCAAGATATCCTTTTACAATAGAAAAAGTATCTTGGGAATAACAATAATAACGGAGAACGAATGTATATTTTAACCTTAGATGATAAGAGTTTTGACTTATCTAAGATGCCAGACGAATTAGAAGATGATATTAGATTCAGTGTTTTAGATAACAACGATCCTAACAATCCAGATTTTTTCTTTATTCCTCTAATATTTTTAGAAAGTTTTAACAGTCCAGCCATGGTGTTGAACATTGGCGGACACGAAGTAACAATGCCCATCGATTGGAGCATTGCTGTAGGTGACAGCGAGTGCGGCAGTGAACTGGAAGTACTGCCACTGACCAGTCTAAATGACAGGGGATTCGAAGCGTTTATTTTTAATCCGCTGTCGGCATTCAAGCACGAGTATGCACAGATTGAAATTGTAAATGTCTACAATGATGTCAAATGGTTCTTTCCTAAAATGAAAAATAACCAATTACTATCAGTACCATTATACGACAGTCACAAACCACACTGTGCATTTTTCACTAAAGACATTAGTCGTCAGAGTGAAATTATCAATCACTATAAACTATTATAATATGGGATCTCTTACACCTGGCGTAAAACTAATATACGAGCGCCATAACAATGTCGTATATGCCAGAGAGTTTGGATCTGATCCCAGTACTCGACAAGTACACGGGTGGGATTATAAAAAAGACGATCCAAATTTTGATCCCCGTACCGGCGATGGACGACCGCTACATGATCATATAATGGAAGATAAGTTGTGGGGAGAGATTCGGCGAGAAGCAAGGACCAATATCACTTTACAACGTGCCCTGGACCGTGCTATAATGATATATCGTTTAAGTAAGGACAAACCAGAATGACTCTAAAAGTAGCATATTTTCAACCAATAGTAATGGCCATGGACCAAGTGCCACCGGTTGAGTTTAGTAAGATTTTCAGCCTATCAGAACAATTACACAGTCATCCTGAGCTAAATGATGTGAACAATCCATTGCTCAGTATCTGCGGAGGACAGCAGATACCAGTGTATCCTAATCAGTTAAATTTAGAAGTTGGCTGGTTAATCAAATGGATTGAAAGTATTTGCCAAGGGTACATGGAAGTTGTCACAGCTCAAAGCGGCACAGATGATTTAAAATATTGTAAGCCTGTAGTAACTGGCATCTGGACTGTACGACAAGAGCAAGGACACTATCAAGAACTACACAGTCATCCTGCTGGCAATATCAGCGGGAATGTTTATATTAATGCACCAGATTTTGCCGAAGACGGAAATCCCACAGACGGTGTAATAACTTTTAAATTGCCCCAGACCAGAGACGTAAGTAAATTTATAATGAGTGACATATGGAGATACAAACCAATTCCAGGTACTGTGATTGTGTTCCCTAGTCATTTAGCACATACAGTGTATCCATGGCGTGGCCAAGGACACAGAACAGTTATGTCATTCGATGCTAAGTTGGTGCCAAAAGATGAGTGATAAATTAACTATCAAGGACGAAACAGCGGCCATTGACATGGGCGCCAGAGACCTGTGGGATAATTTTACAGAAGAACAAAGAAAGCAGATTAGTCTTTATCTATTGCTTAGATATGCCAGCTCAATAAAAACCAGCGACAGAGAAGCGCAGGAGTTGGCAATCTTTAAAACTAACGAGTATTTTAACAAACATTATTTTAGTCTCAGCAAGCATCCTAAACTACTTTGGTATCTTGTGTGTATGACAGGCAACGATGAAAAGAAAATACACTTTCATGAATGGATTGGATACAAAAAGAAAGAAGGTAACAGCAAAGTTATCAAAGTTCTTGAAACATTGTATCCGCATTTGAAAGATGATGAGTTGGAATTGATGTCATCGATGACCACTGAAAAAGAAGTTAAACAGCGTCTAAAAGACTTAGGTTGGGAAGACAAAGATATTAAAAAGGCGTTATGAATTTAGATGTTTTTGAAAAGCACAAAGGAATTAAAATAAAATTGTCCACTGTTGAAAAGCCATATATCTGTCAGTATTGCGGTAGTGCTTATGTAAAAGAGTCCACGCTTACAGTCCATATGTGTGAGCAAAAACGTAGACACTTGGCCAAAGATGACAAACATGTTTTAATGGGTTATCAAACTTATGTGAGATTTTTTCAACTGACACAGAAAGCCAAACATGTTAAATCGTACGAAGAGTTTGCAAAGAGTCCTTACTATAATGCATTTGTAAAGTTTGGTAGTTTTCTCAGCAACGTAAATCCGTTGTACTTGGATAGGTATATTGACTTTGTGGTAACCAGTGGCGTCAAGTTGGATCACTGGTGTCGGGAAGAGTTATACTACAAATATGTGCTCGACTTGATAAAGAAAGAACCTGCTGAAGTGGCATTACAACGTAGTATAACCACAATGATGGATTGGGCCAACGAGAATGACAGTCATTGGAATCATTACTTCAAATATGTCAGTGTTAACCGAGCTGTATACGCAATCAAGGATGGAAAAATCAGTCCGTGGTTGGTTTTAAATTGTGACAGTGGAAGAACGTTGTTGAGCAAGTTTAACGATGAACAACTGGACATTGTGTTTGAAGTGTTAGATCCAGAATTTTGGGCAAGACGTTTTCGAACATATCCCGCAGATAAAGAATTAATATCGGAAGTGGTTAAAGAAGGAAATCTATAATGCCTGATATCGACATAGACTTTGCTGATAGAACCAAAGCTCTAGACAAACTAGAACATGTGGTTGCGGCCATTAAAGAGAATGGCACTTTTAAAAAGCACAACACTGGCATTTATTGTACTCCTATTCCGTACAATCCTGCCACGGGGTTAAGTACGATAGATTATAAAGAAGCAGAAGCCCGAGGATATTTTAAGATTGATTTCTTAAACGTGGGCATATATGAAGGTGTTCGAGATGAAGCTCATCTTATTCGACTTATGGAGACTGAACCATTATGGGACTTACTAGAACAAGACGATTTCAACAATCTGCTGTTTCACGTAAACGGCTATGGTACTATACTAAGAGAAATGAAACCCAGGAGCATAGAACAGTTAGGTGCAATCCTAGCGATGATTCGACCTGCGAAACGTTATCTGATTGGGAAAGAATGGACTACGGTGATGACGGAGGTCTGGACGAAACCAGAGAATGATGAGTACTACTTTAAGAAAGCCCACGCGATTGCTTATGCCCAAGCAGTGGTTGTACAGATGAATTTAATCTGCGAGGGTGTCAGTTACGAGTTCAGTTAACGTTTTCTAACTAACTGTATTACCTTACGCTTCACACGTTTGATCGAAATATTGTGAAGATTAACAGTGGGTCCAAAAACTACAGTCACGTCCTTGGTATTCATTGTCATTACAGAATACTTAAATGGCTCCATTTCCACTTTTAGGAAGATATTGATAGGAATAGTCCTATTACTTTCCCACCACCACGCTTCCCCCAGCCCTAGGAATCCCTTGCGATCTTCTTCGGTTTTCAGTGCCTCGTAGTTGTACAGACTAGTTACATACTGATCCTGATTGATAATGATGCCCACGTATTCTAACCCGCCGTAGTGAACTACAGAAATAAAGGGGAAGTTGTCTCTGATGTCTTCCGTTAATTTTACCATAAATACTGTTATAACCTTAGTAAGAGAAATTAAGCCAATGCAAAAAATTCAATTTTATTTAGTACCAAATAAAATCACTGTTACTACAGATAGAGTAGGATTTAACACGGAGTATAGACAAGTGTACCAACGACAATTAAAATTATACAAAGGTATTGATAATACCATACAATTAGATGTTAGAAACTCAGAACA